CGTACACCTTGCGCAGATCGTCGCGGAGCTTGGCGTACTTGCCGGTAAGCGGCTTGGGCGCTGCGGGCTTGGTGTCTGCCGGGTAGGCGGTCAGCAGCTCGTCAAAGTCTGCGATTGCGTCCGCCTCGGTGCGTGCCGTGCGGCAGTCGATCTCGTGGCCGTTGGGGTACAGGAGCATAGTCTCGTATTTGCCCGGCGCGAGTTCGCAGGTGTCGAGGATAACGCGGCGGCCGTTGTGTTTGTACTCGGTGTGCTTGATGGTGTTCATGGTGTGTAGCCTCCTGATTAAAATTTATGGATGCGGGCTTTAAGGGTGAACCCGCGAGAACCGTTTAAGCGCCGATCGTGCCGAACTGCTGATACAGGTAAATGTACTTAGCAAGTTCTTTCGCTCCGCCAATGGCGGTGCAGCGGCTTTTGTTGTCGTGCAGGCGGTAGTCATAGTACAGGAGACCAGGACGAACCGTTACGATGTCCTCGGAACTTCTGAGCACCTTTTCCGCCTCGTCGATGTACTTGGCGGATACCTCATCAAAGAGGCCGTACTCATAATCGACAAACATATAAAAGTTGCCGCCTGCGAGGATTTCACCGGTGCGCTCGTCGCGGTCGATCTCGTCCCAGTGCATGAGCAGCTTCTCAACGTCACTGCGCTTAACAGCCGGATCTTTGATCGTAACATGTGCGCTGGTGCTGTATCCGCAATCCTTAACGGATACCTTGAAGGACTTGGTGTTGTAGCCTGCGGCTTTCAGTTCGCGCTTGATTGCTGCGTTGGTTTCTCGGTTAGTTAACATATTGATTACTTCCTTTCGGTGTTTGGTGTTTCCCTTTACTGTGACTATAGTATAATATATTTGCGCAAGTATAGCAATAGACAAAATAACTATATTTGCGCAAGTATATTTGTGGATTGTGTATATTTACACAAATATATATAAGGCGTATAATAGCTATCGTTAGGAGGTGCTGTTATATGCCATCCAGCAAGGCACAGCAGAAAGCAACCAATAAGTACATCAACAAGGCTTACGACCGAGTTAATTTGACCCTGCCGAAAGGAAAGAAAGAAGAAATCAAATCCCATGTGGAAGGCCGGAGAGAAAGCGTGAATGGCTTTATCGCCCGTGCGATTGATTGCCAGATGGAGCGAGACAAAGAGGAGGACAAAGCGTAGTGTATGATAGAGTAGATGCAAGCAGCGGCGAAAGCCTTTGCCGTACTATGGCAGAGGAATGCGATACCGCGATCTTAGCATTTTCCACAGGTAAGGACAGCATTGCAGCGTGGTTGCAGTTGAGGAAGTATTTCAAGCATGTAATCCCGTATTATTGTTACACTGTGCCGGGTCTGGAATTCGTCGAAAACAGCCTCGCATACTATGAGGATTTTTTCGGCACTCACATTTACAGACTGCCGCACAGATCACTGTACCGGCTGCTGCGAAATCTGGTCTTCCAATCGCCGGAGCATGTAACCAAGATCGAGGCGCTGGACTTGCCGGGCGAAGAATATGACGATGCCGAAATTGGCGAGATCATCCGCGAATGCAAGCGCCTGCCGGAATGCGTATACACTGCGACCGGCGTTAGAATGGCAGATAGCCCTATGCGGCGTATCGCAATGAAAACACATGGAGCGATCAACCACAATGCAAAGCGGTTCTATCCGGTGTTCGATTGGGTAAAAGCCGACCTGCTGCGCGAATTTGATGCAAGCGGTGTTCGGCTGCCGGTAGACTACAAGCTGTTCGGTAGAACGTTCGATGGTATTGATTATCGGTTTTTGAAGCCGATCAAGGAGAATTTCCCGCGGGACTACGAGAAGATTATCACATGGTTCCCGTTGGCAGAGTTGGAGTTATTCAGGAGGGGCGAACTGTAATGGGATATTGGAACGACGACGAAGTTAAGGAAACAAAAGACGATCACATTGAATTAGAGCAGCTCGAAAGCGAGTGCCTCGATGAACTGGGAGACGTAGAAAAGAGTTTCCGTGAGCGCATGGGCGCTGAGAACAAGCGATTCCGCGATATGTGCGATACTGAATATTGGTGTTGTATCTGCTTTACCAGCCGAGCGCAGAAAGAGGAATTTCTCGCATCCCTCGAATTCGATACCGATCTAAAGTATATCGAAGGTAAGGAATTCGCGCGGGCGGTCAAGCGTCCGATTAAAACCGAAGATATGAAGTTTGCGCGAATCGGCAAAGGCTCAAAGGAATATTTGAGCAAAATCATTGGTGAATAAATATAACGGAAAGGATTATCTGCGAAAGATAGTCCTTTTTGTATATTTGAAAGGAGGTGTGAAGCATGGGTAGTGGTTATGGTAGTGGCAGACTTGCAAACCGTGGTCGTTCTGGCGGTGTGCGCCGTCGTAGCGTAGCGGTTGGCCGTCGTGCGGCTGGCGCTCGTGGCGCTCGCTCGTCCTCGACCTAAGTAAACACAACTCAACAGACAAAGCACCGAGACTTTCCCGGTGCTTTTCTATTGGGTGAAAGGAGGTTAGGAAATGCCGAGAGGCAGACCGAAGAAAGTAATTGATCTTGAAGCCGTCGAAGAACTTGCCGCAGAGGGCAACACCCAAGCGGACATTGCGGATGCTCTGGACTTTGCGAGAGGAAACTTTCTGAATCGCAAGGATGTAAGGGCGGCTTATGTACGCGGCGTGTCACAGATGCGCTTGCGTTTGAGACACTGGCAGGTACAGGCGGCTAAAGGTGGAAATATACAAATGCTGATCTGGTTAGGTAGGCAGTACCTCGGGCAGAGCGATACACCTGCACCGATGGAAAGCGATAACGACAACGGCGTGCAGCCGCTCGTTGATATGCTGATGAAGCCTGCACCGGACAGAGACATAAAGGATTTTGAAGATGGATAATATCCCCGCACCGTTCACGAAAAAACAAGTGGATTATTTCTATAAATCCCTTCATAGCTGGTTCAACGTGGCCGAGGGCGGCAAGCGTGGCGGTAAGAACGTATTGCAAACAACGGCGTTCTGCGCTCGATTGGAAAAGCACCCGAACAGATTTCACCTCATTGCAGGCGTTTCTACTGCGTCGGCAATGCTTAATATCATCGACTGCGACGGTTACGGCATGATTAACTATTTCGGCAAGCAGAATTGCCGGGTAGGTAAGTACCAGAACCGAGACTGCATCTACGTCAAGACGCGGAACGGCGCTGAGAAGATTGTGCTTGTATCCGGCGGTCGTAAAGACGGCGACGAGAAGAACATCAAGGGCAACACTTACGGCCTTGCGTATATCACCGAGGCAAACGAGTGCCACCCTAAGTTTGTGCAGGAAGTATTTGACCGTACCATGACGAGCGGCGACCGTGGCATTTATCACGATCTTAACCCGAAGGGCGAGAACCACCCGTACTACACAGACGTGCTCAACTTCCATATGGAGAAGCAGCGGGAGAACCCAAACTACGGTTTCAACTACGGACATTTCACCATTGCAGACAACCTTTCCGTATCGGATGAACGCTTGAAAGAAATCCTTGCGACATACGACCGCAAGAGCATCTGGTATCAGCGTGATATCCTCGGTATGCGACGTGTTGCAGAGGGTCTGGTTTATCCTATGTTCTCGACCGAACTGCACGTTACGGATGGTGAAGGTTCCGGCAATCGCTGGTTTGTGTCCTGTGACTACGGCACGATTAACCCGACCGTGTTCCAACTTTGGCGGTTTGATGAAATGACCTGCAAATCAACTTGTGTGCGTGCGTATCGGCACGACAGCCGCAAGGAGAAGAAACAGAAAACAGATGAGGAATACTACGCCGATCTTGAAACGTTCGTCGGTAGTCAGTATATCGAGGCGATCATTATTGACCCCTCGGCTGCATCGTTCAAGGAAACAATCCGCAGACACGGTAAATTCCGTGTGCGTGACGCAGACAACAGCGTGCTTGACGGTATCCGCCTGATGGGAACGCTGCTTGCTGCTGGTTATGCACAGTACAATGCAAGCTGTACCGGAGCAATCGACGAATTCGGCATGTATATGTGGGACGATAAATCCCCCGAAGATGCGGTTATCAAGGAGTTTGACCATGATATGGACGCATCACGCTATTACTTCCAGACGATAGTGCGCCGAGAGGTTAGAGCAAGGGGGCTTGTGAATGTTTGAACGGTTGAAGCAGTTAATAAAGGCGGTGAGGCAAGCAATGATTCCGGCAAACAAAATTGAAGAACTGACAGGGGCAACGGCGGTCTATGATTCCACGATGCAGTCAAACATTGACCTGTGGCGACGGATGTATATGGACGATGCCGAGTGGCTCGGTCAACACGGCAACCGGAATGTTACGTCTTGTGGCCTGCCGTCGGCTATCTGCCGAGCAGTAGCACGCCCAACCACCATTGAAAGCACCATCACTGTTGATGGCGGCGCACGAGCAGAGTTCCTAAACGAAAGCCTGCGCGGTATGATTCCGCACATGCGAATTGACGTTGAAAAGGGTCTCTCGGTCGGCGGTTTCTTCTACAAGCCGTTTGTATCAGAGAACCGTGTGCTTGTGGACTTTAACACAGTCGGCAGCGCATACCCGGTCAGTGTTGACAGCAACGGCGAAATCACAGCGGCAGTGTTCGCGGATACCAAGCGAGAAAAGAACCGATATTATACTAAGTTGGAGTACCACGAACTGAAAAGCGGCGTGTACACCATCAAGAACAAGGCGTACAACTCCGACAAGAACGGTAGTATCGGCTCGGAAGTCCCACTGAATACTGTAGATGACTGGGCACAGATTGCGCCGGAAACGACGATTCAGAACGTAGAACGTCCGCTTTTCGGTTTTTTCAAAGTCCCGATTGCAAACAACATCGAGCCGGAAAGCCCGCTCGGTGTGTCGATTTACAGCGGCGCAGCAGTTGACCTCATCCGGCAGGCTGACCAGCAGTGGGAGCGGCTCATGTGGGAATATGAAAGCGGCGAACGCCGTATCCTGATGAGTGATTCTGCGATTCCACAGCGCGTTGTAGATGAGCACGGACTATCGCACACGAACCCGCTGCTTCGTGACCGTCTGTTCCGCCGGATGCCGTTTGAAGACGTAGACTTCTATCAGGAGTTTTCACCGGAATTCCGCAACGATGCACTATACAAGGGCTTCCAAGACACCTTGAAGATGATCGAGCTGAACTGCGGATTGTCTTTCGGAACGCTGTCCGACCCGCAGACGGTAAACGCAACTGCAACCGAGATCGTATCCAGCAAACAAACAATGTACGTCACTGTGAGGGATACGCAGGCGGCACTTGAACACGCTCTGAACGGCCTGTTGTACGGCATGGACGTTTACGCCACGCTTTACGGTCTTGCGCCTGCTGGTGATTGGGACTTGCAGTGTGATTGGGGAGACGGCGTTGTGCAGGACACCGAGAGCAAGCAGAAAGAACTTGCGGATATGCGCAATGACGTTTCTGCCGGTCTTATTCGCGGCGAGCTGTACATTGCAAAGAAGTACGGCGTAACCGAGGAAGAAGCGCGGGCAATGATGCCGGGTGCTGAAAAGCTAATAGATGACGAGAAATGACCGGCTATTAGGAGGACGGAACATGGATAAACACAATTATTTACCCCACGTAAGGTGCAGAGGGTATGAAGGCGATTTAATCTCTGTCGAACAGACATTCTGCGAATCGGTTTTTGGAGCAAATCCCACAGCACGTTATGAGCTGGTTATTTCGCCTGAACGTGACGTAGAAATCAAAATCGGCTGCGTTTCTTGGGACGAAATCGAACAACTTTGAAAATCGAATAATCGGTTTTGAAAATCGCATAGCACACTTTGATAAAGTGAATCCAGCGCCGAAAGGCGCTTTTTTTATGCCCGCAACGGCATTAAACTACGGAAATCGGCTATCCTGCAAGCCTAAAAGTGCAGGCAGATCGGTGACGGCGACCACCTAAAACGCCTAATCTGAAAGGAGTACACACATGAAGAAAGAAGAACTGTTAGAAATCGGTCTGACTGACGAACAGGCAGATAAGGTTTTTGCACTGAACGGCAAGGACGTTGAGAAATACAAGTCACAGGCGGCAGAAGCCAAGAAAGACGTTACCGACCTGCGCGACCAGCTCACCCAGCGCGACAAGGACATTGAGGACTTGAAGAAGAATGCGGGCGACGCGGACGACTTGAAGACCAAGCTCGACACCCTGCAGAAGAAGTACGACACCGACACCGCAGAATTCCAGAGCAAGCTCGATGCCCGCGATTATGCGGACGCAGTACGCGCCGGTATCACCGCAAAGGGTATTAAGTTTACCTCCAAGGCGGCAGAAAAGGCATTTATCGCTGACCTGACCGCAAACAAACTGGAAATGAAGGACGGCACGCTGACCGGCTTTGACGATTACTGCAAGAAGCAGCAGGAATCCGACCCGGCGGCATTTCAGAGCGAAAAACCTGCTCCGACGTTTGCAAATCCGATTCAGAATCCCGCACCGCATGCGGTAAGTGCTGCCGGTCTGGCTGCACAGCGGTATTCCGCACAGTTCGCACCCAAGGGAAAGGAGTAAATAACCTATGGGCACTTATGTAAACAAAACTGACGGTGCACGCAAGCCGTCTATCCTCGCAAGCGAAGTTGGCCTGATTACCAAGACCCGACTCATCCCCGCAACCCTCGGCACCGCTGACGGCAATCGAAAGGTTGTCAAGCAGGGTACTATCTTCCCGCTGAACGACAACACCGCAGAGGGCATTGTGTTTGAGGATGTGGACGTAACCAACGGCGACCGTGTAGCTGCTGTTATTGTTGCTGGCCGTGTATATGCAAACCGCCTGCCCGCACAGCCGAGCGCGGACGATAGCTCCAAGACTGGCGCAAAGTCCACCCTCGAAAAGAGCGGCGTTGTTTTTGTTAACGCGCCGGAAACCACCAGAGCGTAAAGGAGTAATAACCTATGGAATTTGTAGAACTGCTGAAAGAAGCTGAACTGCTGGACTTCGGCCAGAATTTCAAAATTGAACGCCCGGAGCTGTCCGGCGACCGTCTGTTCCCTGACCAGAAGACGCAGAATATCACCGCAAAGTATCTCGCAATGTCTGACAGTGCATACCTGCCGACCATGGCAACCGTGCATGCGCTTGATGCAGAGGCACAGATCGGCTCCCGTCCGACCGCAAGCATCGTAACCGTTGAGAAGCTGCTCATCAAGCGCAAGATCAACCTTTCCGAGCGTGTCCGCCTGCTCCGCAACCACGGCGTAAACACCAACAACGAGATTCTCGACTATATCTTTGACGATATGGCACGTCTGGCTGAGGGTGTAAAGACCCGTACCGAGGTAGCAAAGCAGGAACTGCTTGCAACCGGCAAGATGACCATCAACGAGAACCACGTCAATACCACTATTGACTTCGGCGTTCCGACCGACCATACGAACAAGGCTTTCGATTGGTCTACCGAGGCAAAGGCAAAGACCATCCTCGACGATATTCAGGGCGTGCGCGACGCTGCTATTGCAACCGGCCGTGTACTGCGTGAGATCGTCACCAGCTCTGCTGTTCTCAGCCTGCTTGCTAAGAGCGCTGTTATCCAGAACGCGCTTTTCGGCTCTGCTTTCGCTGGTCGTCTGGCAACTCAGGACGAAATTACGAGCCTGTTCTCCCGTCTGTTCGGCATCGAGCGCATCACTGTAAACGATCAGGTTTACAACTACGAAAAGGCAGACGGCACGCTGACCACTCAGCGCTACTTCCCGAAGAACAAGATTGCGTTCCTCGCAACCATGGCAAACGGTTCGTTCGGTGCTGGCCTGTGGGGTGTAACTCCGGAAGAGGAAGCACAGGGCGCATTTACTGCTGCATCGCAGAACCAGTACATCACCATGACCCAGTGGCAGACCCCCGACCCGGTTGCAATCTGGACTAAGGCATCCGGTATGTTTATCCCGGTTCTGCCCGACCCGAACGGCCTGTACATTGCAACTGTAACCCTGCCGTCGTAAAGAAAGGAGCAATCCGCCGTGTACGCAAACTATGACTTTTACCGCACCTGTTACAAGGGTAATCTGATTGATGAGAAGGATTACGACCGCGTAGCAGGGAGAGCGGCGGATATTATCTCTTGCGCAACGCTCGGACGCTCTGACGGCGTTCTGAGCGACACTGTAATGCACCGAGTAAAACGCCTTAACTGTGCGCTGGCAGAAGTCATGCACAATCAGGAAACCGCAGAATCCGCCGTCTTTTCTACGGACGGCGGCGCGGTATCCTCTGAGAGTGTCGGCTCGTGGTCTCGCAGTTACGGTGCTAACTCTGCTATTGCTGCACAGGTGCAGAGCATTGAAGATCGGCAAAAACGACTTATCGCACAGTATTTGTGCGGTACTGGCTTACTCTATGGCGGTATCGGCTGATGAAGTATCCTATTACTCCGGAATACCTTGAAAACGCGCCTAAACCGCTTGTGAAAGCAATCCTTGCAATGGAAGATGACCTATTGCGTGAGATTTGCTCCCGCTTCAAGTTGACCGGCGAACTGAACGAGGTAACGATCAACGACATACGCACGCTGAAAGCATACGGTCTGGATATGGATACCATCGAACGGCGTATCGCAAATCATACCAAGACCAGCACGGAGGAAGTGCAGGGCGCGCTTGACCGTGCGGTAAAGCTGAACCGTGAGTATTACGGCGAGCTGTCCGACAAGGCAGGTATTACAATGCCACTTGAAATCGTGACGGCACGAGAAATTGAACTGATTCGCAAGCAAATGCTCGATGAGTACCGCAACATTACCCGTTCTTTGGGTTTTGCTGTGCAGACGAACGGCGAAATCGTGTTCCGCCCTATCGCAAAAGCCTATCAGGCTGTGCTTGATAAGGCGGAAATGAAGGTGTACTCCGGCGGCTTTACGGTGCAACAGGCGCTTGAAGATGCTGTACGGGAACTGGCTGACAGCGGTATTCGCACCGTTGATTATGCGTCTGGCTGGATGAACCATGCTGACGTTGCGGCGCGGCGTGCTATTGTAACCGGTCTGAATCAGGTTACATCCAAGTATGCCGAAGAAGCGGCGGAGGTGTTGGAAACCGACTTGTACGAAGTGACCGCCCATCGTGGAGCACGAGATAAGGACAAACCGCACGTCTGGTCAAACCATAAGCGCTGGCAAGGCAAGGTATACGCCACGAAAGACGGCAGCAAGTACCCGAATATCTACAAGGTTTGCGGATTGGGACAGGTTGACGGTCTGGAGGGTGCTAACTGCCACCACCATCGGCATCCGTTTTTGGAGGGCGTTTCTGAGCGCGTCTATACGGACGATGAACTAAAGAATATCGACCCGCCGCCGTTTGAGTATCAGGGCAAGACTTACACCGCCTACGAAGCGACGCAGATGCAGCGCAAGTTGGAAACAGCTATGAGGAAGCAGACACGGCGTAGGATGGCGTTTGAAGCTGCCGGGGATACCGAGCAAGCCGACAATGCAAAGATACGTCTGCAAGCGTTACGGCGCGAATACAAGGCGTTTTCCGAAGCGGCAGAATTGCCGACACAGTTTGAAAGGGCAAAGGTGACAGCATGAAATTACCGCACACTGTGACGATCTTTCAGCCGTCCGGCCGAACCGTGCTTACAGGCGTGTTGCTGGAAAGCACCAGAGGCACAGCGGCAACGAAAACCGCACTTAACAGCGCGGATTCCGTCACACTGCATATCCCTCTGCCGTGCGAACTTACGCTATCGCCCGAAAAGGACTATTTCGCCCGTGGTGATGTGCCGGATGAGGGCAGCTACCAGAAATGCCGTGAGAAGCACGAGACATACCGGGTGACAAGCATTTCACGCTATGACTACGGTCTGTTGCAGCATTTGGAGGTGGGCGGACGATGATTTACTATTCTCTGAAACTGAAAGTGCCGAAAAACGTACTGGAAAAGCGCGTCGCAAAGGCTAACAAGTGGCTTTGTGAGGAAATCATCAAGGACACCGACCCGTTTGTTCCGGCGCGAACCAGAGCACTGGCAATGAACGTGCAGCGGCACGGGCATGCCATCGTGTATGCCTCGCCGTATGCACGTTTTCAGTATTACGTCAAGGTGATGATCGACCCGGCAACAGGAAGCACATTCGCGCCTAAGGGCGTGCGCAAGGTGTTGACCGAGCGCGACCTTCAATACAGTAAGGCGGTGCACAAACACGCGCAATCGCACTGGTTTGAGGCAAGCCGCGCGGTGAACGAGGGACACTGGAGGGAAGGAGTGCGCAAGATTTTGACCGATGAGTGAGAAATTGAACACGGTAACAGCTCGTGAACAAGACGGTGTTTCACGGGCTGTTCTTTTGTGGCTGAAAGGCTATGCTCCCGAAATCGAGTTTGAATATCTCCCGCCGGAACGGTCAGGCATGATGCTTACCAGTGTACAGAGCGCGTATAAAACCGCACAGTACATTGACGGCGGATATGCTGCACAGTACCCGTTCGGCGTGATGTATCGCGCCCTGCCGACCGACAGCGAGGGACGTCTTGACGTTGAATCCTTGCTGAATGAGCTGGGGGCATGGGCGGAAGAAAACCCGCCTGATCTCGGCGAGGGAATGACCGTCACATCTGTTGAGCGAACGACCCCTGCGGGGCTTATCGCTCGATACGAAGATTTAACCGAGGATTATCAAATCCTCTTAACCATTAACTATGAAGTAGAGGTGTAAAAATGGCAACTACTGAAAAGATCAAACGTCCTCTTATTGCTCATTTTCTGGATACCAGCGATAAGATGGGCGAATATAGCGATGCAAAGTTTGCGCGAATCGGCAAGAACGTAACCGAAGCATCTACGGACTACGGTGCACAGACCGAGACCGAGCAGGACATTATTTCTGATTCTGCGACTACTGAGATTACCGGCTATCAGCCGACCATGAGCGTTTCTCAGCAGTGCACCAAGGGCGACAGTGTGTTTGAGTTTATCGACAAGAAGCGTCGCGCTCGCGCTACTCTGGCAGATTCTCACGCATGGCTGCTGAATGTGGACATGTGGAATGCTACCAGTGACAGCGACACTGCAACCTACGTTGCAGAAGTACAGGAAGTATCTGTACAGGTTGATACCTACGGCGGCGCAGGCGGCGAATCCCCGACGCTGGAATATACGCTGAACTATGTAGGCGACCCGATTCCGGGCACTGTTAAGATCACCGGCGGCGCACCGGTATTCACTGCGAACGTATCCGTATAAGGAGGTAACGAGGAATGGATAGTATCCGCGTAAACAGCGGCGTAAAGGTTATTGAAGTCAACGACAAGGGAGAGACGATCTCCCTTCCGCTGTCTGATGATAGCTTTGTCAAAGGCTTTTTCGACCTGCTGAATGAAATCAAAGACAAGGCAACGGCTATTTCTGAGAAGAAAGGCGACGTTCTGGACACTCTTGACGATATCGTGGCGTTTGACAAAGACGTTAGGGACAAAATCGACGCGCTGATTGGCGAAAATACTTGCGCGAAGGTGTTTGGTGCGGTTCTTCCGTCCTCCGACCAGTTCCTTGATTTCTTCGCACAGCTTACCCCCATCATTGACAGCCACGTTGAGAAGCGTGCAGCAAACATGAGCAAGTACAGCGCGGAGCGTGTCGGCAGTGTTTAACATGCTGCTCGACCGCCTGCCAAGCTCTTACAAGGGGTATCTGATTCGCACGGATTACAGAATCGGCATTCAGATTTCCCTTGCACTGGACGACCCGAATTTAAGCGATAATGACCGTGCATGGGTGGCACTATCCTTGCTTTACGGAGCAGGGATGCCACCCATTGACATTGCACTGGAAGGTTTGCAGTGGTTTATTCGCTGTGGCGACGATAGAGAGATTGAACCCGGCGGTAAACGCATGATGTGGTTCGATTTCGATTCTGCACGGTTGTACGCATCGTTCCGGCAGACGTTCGGCATTGAGCTGCACAAGGTCAATCTGCACTGGTTTGAGTTTATGGCAATGATGGAAAGCCTTAACGAAGATTCGGCAATGTCTCATGCCCTGCAAATCAGAGGCACGGACACAAGCAAAATGAAGGGAAAACAGAAACAGGAATACGAACGTCTCAAACGTAATTTAACCCCTGCACCCGCACTTTCCGAAGAGGAAAAGGAAGCTATTGACGCTTTTTGGGCGCAGATCAATTAGAAAGGCGGTGAATAAATGGCGGATGGCTCTATCAGAATCGACGCTACTGTAAGCGACGAACAAGCGAAAAAGCAGATTGCACAAATGACGAAAGACATTGAAAAGCAATCAGCCGCCGTAGATAAACAAGCCGCAAAGGTACAAAAACTTGCTGAACAGTGGAATAAGGTAGCTGCTGGCGGCACAAAGGGCATTAAAATGCAAGCCGACCTTGCAGCAACGGAGAAAGAAGCCGCACGTCTGGCTGCTCGGTTGGATGAAGTAAACGCTGAGATTGAAAAGGCTCAGAGCGATTACAACACCAAACTGAAACAGGCGGCAACGGGCGCAATCCCACAGGAGGAATTCTCGGAATCGGCGCAAAAGCTGAATTCGCTTGTTGCTGAATCGGATAAATTGGGCGAAGCTCTGCGAAACGCAGATGATAAAGCGGCACAACTGAAACAACAGCTTGCCGAGATCAAGCAATCGTCCACGATGAGCAGCGCCGGTCAGAATGTGCGGCAAAGCCTTGCCAATGAGACCACGCAGTTAGAGAACATGAAGGCCGGGCTGAAACAGTCCAAGTCGGAAATGAATGACTTCGTAAGTCAGACAAATTCCAAAATGGCTAAGCTGAAACGAGTTATTGCGGGTTTAGGCGCTGGCTTGAAAACGTCTGTCGGCAGTCTGCAAAATTCGCTCGGCGGCAAATTGGGCGCTGCGATTGACAAGCTCAAATCCAAATTCTCCAATTTCGGACGTTCCAGCCAAAAGTCCATGAAGAAAGCAACGGGCGGCGTACAGTCGTTCGGTGTGCGTCTGCGATCTATCGTTGCGGGCGCGTTGTTCTTCAACTTGATTTCCAAAGCGCTTACGGCAATGGCTGACCGTTTGGGCAAGGCTCTGCTTGCGAACCAAACGTTTGCAAAGTCGTTTGGACAGGTGAAAAGTAACCTGCTGACGGCGTTCCAGCCTATCTATGAATCTATTATTCCGTGGCTGAATAAGCTGATGCAGGCTCTTGCACAGGTAACGGCGCAGATGGCGCAGTTTATCGCGTCTGTGTTCGGTACGACCGCACAGCAGGCGCAGGAAAATGCAAAGGAACTGAACAAGCAAACGGATGCACTGGATTCCACGGCATCGTCTGCGAAGAAAGCCGAAAAGGCTCTTGCATCGTTCGATACAGTCCAGAAATTAACCAATAACAGCAATAACACGACCGACCCGAGCGCACCTAAGTTTGATACGGATTATTCCGCAGTAAAAAATCAGACACCGCAATGGCTCACTGACTTCTGGAAAGTATTTCAGGATTCGTGGGCGCAGTACGGACAGCAGACTATTGAAAGCGCAAAGAACGCTCTTTCTGCGCTGAAAGACATGGTTTCCGCTATCGGTCAAGCGTTTATGGCGGTTTGGACGAATGGCACAGGCCTTGCGTTGCTGAACAATATTCAACTGCTGTTGCAAACCATCTTCAACCTGATTACCGCCATTGCAACGGCATTTACCAATGCGTGGAACACGAACAACACGGGCGAACAGATGCTACAAGCAATCATGAACTTGCTGAACACGATCGTTCAGATTATTACCTCTATTGGTCAGGCGTTCATTGCGGCATGGAACGATGGTAACGCGGGACAAATCATGTTGCAGGCTATCATGACAGCGATTACGAATGTTGTTAGCTTTGTAAATTCCATCGGTCAGGCGTTCGTTGTTGCTTGGAATCAAGCCGGTTTGGGCGAAAGCATTATGGGACACATCATTTCCATCATCACGAACATTGTAAACGCAATCGGAAACATCACACAGAGATTGCAGGAAGCGTGGGAGAAGAACAATAATGGCGTGCAAATTTGGGAAGCAATTCTCGGCATTGTTGATTCTATCCTCGGATTTATTGACCGAATCACGGAAGCTACTGCACAATGGGCGGCACATCTTAACTTTGAGCCGCTTATGGAATCTATCAAGAATATCCTGCAAGCAATCAAGAATCTTGCGGATTCGCTCGGTGATGTACTGGGTGATTTGTACGAAAATGTTGTCCTTCCGATGCTGACGTGGGTAATTCAAACCGGATTGCCGGGTTTGATTAACCTGCTTGCAAGCGTGATTCAGTTCCTTGCGGAGCATAAGACATTGCTTGCACTTCTCACTGACGCAGTAATTGGCTTTGTTACAGCGTTCAAAATTACTTCTATCATTCAGCAGCTTGCGTCTATGGCAACGGCAATCGGAAAGGTAGTCTCCGGAATTAGCCCGCTGACGGCTGTATTGGCTCTTGTAATTGCGCTGACTGCCGGAATTATGAGTGCATGGAGCAATCTTACTCCTCTGGAACGTGCAACAACCGTTATTTACGGAATTGTTGCCGCTGTTGCTGCATTGGCTGTTGCACTTGGTGCAGTAACCGGCGCAGCGGGTGCTATCGCGGCGGCTGCTGCATTGGCTATCGGCATTGGCATGGTGTATAAGAACATCAACGCTGCAAGCAAACGATCTGCATCGTCCACAAGAGCCTACAGTCTCGGCAATGCCGATCGACCTGTTGCGCTTTCTACGAGCGATATCCCCGCCCTTGCAAACGGTGCAGTTATCAGCCCGAACAGCGAATTTCTCGCGCTGCTGGGCGATCAGAAAAGCGGCGTGAATGTGGAAACCCCACTGTCCACCATGATTGATGCGTTTAACGCGGCACTGGATGCACGCGGCAGCACCGGCAACAGCAGTCAGCCTATCGAGTTGTACATCGACGGCGCGAAGTTTGCACGCATTACCGGACCGTACAACAGCGGCGAAACGCGGCGGCGCGGCGTAAGTCTTGTAACAGGAGGTGCATAAATGGAACTTACCGTAGACGGCAAGAAGTACAACGTCCTTGTTACAAGCCTTACCCGTAAATTTCAGGTGCTTGACGGCAAGAACGCAGAGCGAACGCTCAGCGGCGCAATGATTCGTGATATCATCGGTACGTTTTACAACTACGAGATTACGATTCTTCCCGCAGTTGGCAAGTACGGCGACTACGATGCGCTGTACGAGGTTCTGAGTGCACCGCAGGACAGTCACAGAATTGTTGTTCCGTATGCACAGAGCACGCTTACGTTTAACGCATATGTTACTGCTGGACAAGATAACCTCATTCGCAAGAAACCCGGAGAATCATACTGGACGGGTCTTGCTGTGCAGTTTATCGCAATGGCACCGCAAAGGACGTGACACATGAGGAATATCAAGAAAATTGTTTGCGGAAATTCCACATTCACTGACGCGGAAATTGTGTCGGGAAATATATATCATGCTGCATCGCTGCCCTTGCAAGAGTTAGAAATAGACACGTTTGTGTTTTCTATCCGTTCTGATTCATTAAAAGAAACTGACTTTTCGGTAGGAGAAAAAGTCCAGTTCTTTGAAAACGATGAGTTGATTGTAACCATGTATCTATCACAGATTGAACGAGTTGCGACCAACAAATTTAATTTTTCGTGCATTAACGCCATTGGTATTTTGGATAATCAAAAGCATTTTGGCGGCATGTACAACGGAAATACATTTTCCGATGTATTAGCGGACGTGATGGGCAATGCGGAATATACTTTGGAATCCGCGCTTGGTAACATTACAATCTATGGATGGCTTCCGATATCAACGCGACGAGACAATCTCAATCAACTGTTGTTTGCTGTGGGAGCAAATATAATTTCTGAAACCAACGGTACTCTCCGTGTGTTTGTCTTATCTTCTGACATTACGAATATTGCAACGGATAGAGTGTTTCGAGGCGGCAGCGTTAAAGCTGTTAGCCCTGCAACCGAAATAGACGTAACCGAGCATGCTTATGCTGCGCTCACAACGGATGAACAAGTAACGCTCTTTACTGGATCAAGTTCAAACGGAGAACTTGTTACCTTTGACAACCCGATGCACGATTTGGCCGTAGATGGCACGTTCAAAATTATTGCATCTAATGCAAACTATGCAATTATTGGAGCAGGAGCGGGAACACTTACAGGGAAAAAATATACACACACAGCGAAACTGTACCGCCTACAAAATAATGCGCGGAGCAATGCATCTGATTCGACTAAAACCGTAAAGGATGCAACCTTGGTAAACGCCATTAACTCGCCATCTATCGCAGAACGTTTGATGAATTATTATGGCTTAAAAACACAAGTTCAAAGTGATATCTTGTATGCGGGAGAAAGTGTGGGTCAAAAAATATCGTTTACAACTCCGTTTATGGAAGCCGATACAGGTTTTATAGAATCCGTAGATGTTGCAATCAGTCAGATCATGCGAGCAACACTGCGTGTTGCTATTGGATTTCAACCAGTAAAGCCGGGAAACTATTACGAAAATGTTATCGTGATTTCTCAATCTACGACTTTTGCCGTCCCTGAAAATTGTAGCAAAATTCGTGTTGTTATGATTGGACATGGATCTAATGGCACGGATGGTAAATCGGGGCAGGATGCGCCGAGCGGCTCTTTTTATTCCGACCACCTTGCTTTAGGCGGCCACGGCGGTAGCGGCGGCGCTGCGGGAAGTGGCGGCAACGGAGGTGCAATTCTCGAAAGTACAGTTACGGTTTCACCCGGTCAGGAATTTGCGGTATCTATTTCAGATGAAGCATCAACGTTTGGTTCGCTTTCGTCTGTGGATGGCGTAGAACAAGATTCCGGATTTATTGAGCTGTTTTCGGGAAACGTGTACGGCGCGAAAGGGCAAGATGGCTACGCTGGTGCGGACGGAGGCGACGGCGGCGGCTGGTTCAACGAAACCAATCCGGATACGGGCCAAAATGGGTACGAACACGAGGCTTATGCAGGCGGAAATGTTCTTGAATTTATGGGTGGTATAGGCGGCAAGTCGTTAGTTGAAGATCGTTCCAACCGTGGTTATGATGAGTTGGTTTCTCATGGTTCCGGAGGCGGTGGCGCTGCTTATGGCGCAAACGGTTCTCCGGGTAACGATGGCAGCATTCGCGATCCGGGTGATAAATATGCCAGAGCAAGAATTGTGGTTGGCGGCGCAGGAGCAAACGCAAAGCCACCGACACAGCCAACTTTGTTTGGCTGCGGTGGCTATGGAGGTCACGGCGGTGGCGGTGGCGGTGGCTGGGGCGGCGCAGAAAAAGATTCGAGCGATAAAGCGAGCATTGGAGCAAAAGATAGCACCGTATACTGGAATCCCGCACGCGGAGGCACCGGTTCTGCTGGTTCTGCTGGCGTTGCAGGCTGCGTTATCATCTACTATTAGGGAAAGGAGAGTAAAAGTTGATCTATTTCCACAACTGGGAGCTGACCGCAGATTGTGAAGTAATTGCCCGCCAGCATGATAATCTGACGCGCTCCATCACAGTTACAGGTGATCTCCCGTCTGACTGGACGTGGGAAATGTATGTGTCAGCGGGCGTAAACATGGATATCCTGCCGATGCAGCAGGACGAAACCGGAATCTCGGTGTTGCTGACCGCGCAGAACCTTCCTGTTGCAGGTGAATATGCTTTTGAGCTGCACGGCACGCAAGGCGAGAAAACGCGCAGCACAAACATGATTCATGTATACATCCCGCCTACGATGAGCGGTGACGCACACTGGCCGGAAATCCCGACAGTGTTTACCGAACTTGAAAAGCGAATGCAAGCGCTTGCCAACACTTACCCGACCATTGGCGATAACGGCAACTGGGTAATTGCAGACAAGGACACGGGCGTAAGCGCGAAGGGCTTAACTCCGTTCATCGGAGACAACGGTAACTGGTGGATTGGCGACACGGATACCGGTGTACCCGCATCGGGTGGCGGGCATGGCAACGTGTTTTCAAATGATGTTTCCGCTATTCGCGTTTTGACCCGTGCAGAGTATGACGCAATCGAAAAGCACGATGAAACTATGCTTTATCTGATAACGGGGTGACGGAATGTATATCGGAGACAAAAGCATTATCGCGTATTTCTTAGGAAAGATGGGAATTTTTGAGGCGTATTTGGGTGATGAATTGCTCTATCGCCGCAAGAGTTCCTACCTTTACCTTGAATTAAACACAAAAGGAGTGTAAAACATGGCATCTTTTTTTAACTTGGTTTTGGATACGACCGCGCCTGCCGGACTTACCCTCAAACTGAACAACGGTGCTGCTTATGCAACCAGTACGGCAGTAACGGCTACGATTGGTCTGACGGACAGCGTAACGACCGGCTACCAGATGAAGATTTGGGGCGTGGCAGGTGCAGCAACGGAAGCTGAAGCTGCATGGGCAACGTTTGTAAAGTCTAAGGCGATCACGCTGACCACTGGCGACGGCCAGAAAACCGTATCTATTAAGGTACGAGACGACGTAGGCAACGAAACCGCAACTGTTACCGCGAAGATCACGCTGGATACCGCTGTTCCGGTTGTTACGATTACCGGCCCGGACAAGAGCAAGATTTCTAAGGTGGCAACCTTCAACGTATCTGCGTTCTCGTTCTCTGCAAACGCGGACTTCGAGGAATACAAGATTAAGGTTGTTCCGAGCGAATCCAGCCTTGAAAACGCCGGTACGCAGATTCCGGTTACTGCCGGTTCTACCAACACCAGCGGTACCGCAGGCGGCTACAAGGCCGACACTGCAATCAATGTCACTATCAACGGCGCAGACCTCGAAACTGCATCCGCGGGCGACGGCGTGAAGATCATCAAGGTGTTCGTAAAGAACGCTGCTGGTACTTGGAGCGTGGCGTAAATGGCAGCTCCAAATCTGACTTTTTCCATCACAGGAGAGAAGATTTCGGCGGTTTCTGGCTTCGACAAGGTGATTGTTGCGTTTCAGTCGGACATTCCGTATCAGGCATTCGAGTGCCGCGCTACGAAGTCTGGCGAGGAATGGGGCAGAGGGAGAGGGACGCTCATTGCGTCCTTCTCCCAGACTCCTGCTGTAACGCAACGTCAGTTCGAGGTCTACGATGATTTCCTACTCTCTGGCGATGGCACTTACCGCATTTCCCTCTACGCACAGGGTATGGATGGCAGTTGGAACGACAACTGGGGCTTTATTCCGTCTGACAGTGAAGACATTATGCTCGACGCGGCCGGAAACGAATTTCTTTGCATGAAGGAGTGATGGCATGGCTTACAATTCTTCGCACACCGGCGCACAGATTGATTCTGCGGTCGGTGCGGTAATCGAAAAGGAATCTACATGGGACAGTAAACAGAATGGGTTAAGGGGTAAGAAAGGACAGCTTGTAGGGTTTACGGCTGACAATGTTCCGGGTGCAGTTGATGCATCGAGTGGCGGCGGCGGTTCTTATATTACGCTGACGTTTGCAAGTGATTTTGTCGGTCAGGTGTGGACGCTCTCCGGTGGTGGGGAAACCTACACCGGCACGGTAGACAGCAGCAAGATGGCAACTGTAAGCGTACTCGGCATTAACACTACTTACACCCTGAGTGTGGTACTGTCCGGTACGACGTATACCGCCGAGGTTACAACCAAGGCGTATTATACGGCACTTGCAGTAACGCTTGAGAAATTCCAGTCCACGATTACCGTAACCGTAGACAGTGGTTCGACGGTGACGGCGACACTGGGCAGCACGGTGCTGACCAAGACGAGCACTGGCACGACTGTGTTTACCGTCAACAAGGCGGGTACTTGGGCAATCAAAGCAACACTGGATGACCAGACCGCAGAGGGTACGGTAAGCGTTACTGCCAGTGGTCAGAGCAAGGCGCTGACACTCAGCTATGCAACTGTGTTTGGCGTGGTGTGGGATACGAGCAATTCGAGCACGGCACTGACAAGGTTAACGCCGGAGACCGACCCTTACGGACTGGTTACGCGGTCGGTGACAACTGAACCTGTTCCGGCTGTTGGCACTGGTTCGGGCAGTTCGCCTTTTGATGCGTATGCACCTTGGAGCGGTATGAAAGAATGTAACCTTAATGCGTCTGGTACGGTGACGGCGTGGAAGGGTGATAGCAGCTTCGCACGATCGAATGACTACACTATGGTGTTTGTCCCAGAGTTTTATGTTGCCGCGAAGAGAAACGGTACAAAGCAGTATTTCTACGTTTCAGATAAACCGAAAACTGGCATGACGAAACATCCGGGCAGTGGTAAGTATGTCGGCAGGTATCACATGAACAGCGGTGGGTACAGCATTTCAAGCCCATATCCGTGGGCCAATATCACCCGCTTGACAGCGCGCAACAAGGCAAAGAGTGTAGGCTCGAAATTCCACCTGTACGACTTTGCAACTTACTGTGCAATTATCTTTCTGTATGTTGTGGAGTTTGCAGACTGGAACTGTCAGAACAAGATTGCATACGGCAGAGTCAATCAATCGTCGGCTATAACCTCTGGTAAAACGGATACAATGGTCTATCATACGGGAACTGCGGGAAGTATAATCTCGGACGGTGCCGCAGAATGCCAGTATCGTTGGATTGAAAACCTGTGGGGTAATGTGTACCAGTGGGTAGACGGCTTTAATGCCAACGGTACAACTGTTTACTACTGTACTGACCCGAGCAAGTACGCGGACGATACTGCAACCGGCTACACCAAGATTGGTACACTGCCTGCACCTGGCTACATTAAGGATTTGATCGTTACAGACAATGGTCTGCTCATTCCTAAAACTACCGGCGGTTCGGAAACGACGTACATTCCAGACTACATGTGGTCATCCTCTGGTTGGCGCGTGTTGTGTGTTGGTGGCGACTGGAGCTACGGTGCGAATGCGGGTCTGTTGTGCTTCTTTGCGAACAACGCTTCGTCGGATTCGGGCTCGAGCATTTCCGCGCGTCTCCTGTGCGAGCCATAAGAAAGGAGTGATCTAAATGAAGGTACACGGCGACAACAAGCCGGAGAAAATCTCCGCGAATAGCCTGCCGAACAAGCTGGGACGCGCGTGGGTAAGGTTTTGCCTGAATCCGGTTGAAACCACAGACGCAGACGGAAACCCGCAGTGGGAGTATGACGAATATGTCACCGAGATTGCCGATGGCGATGACTTACAGGAGCGTGTGACCGCACAGGCTGACGCACTGCTGTTGCAGGCAGTCGGTGAGGAGCTGTATGGCACACCGCTGACCTCAGTTGATGATCTGCGTGAGCAGCGTATCGCAGACAGCAAGACCGACCTCGCCGCATGGCTGTTCGAAAATCCGCTGACATGGACGGACGGCAAGCAGTACGCTGTTACGAGCGAAAAGCAGGCACAGCTTACCTCTGCACTGGCGGTACAGCAGGTTGCAGAGTCTGCCGGAGTGGAACGTGAGCTGCGTTGGAACTCGACCGGCGATGAGTGTACGGTCTGGCAGTATGCCGATCTGTGTGCGCTGGCACTGGCGATTGCAGCCTACGTTGAGCCGCGCGTGAGCATCCAGCAGGCAGCAGAGGTGGATCTTCGCAATGCCGCGACGGCAGAGGAGGTCTTGAGTGTTGCGTGGAATTACGCCTAAGTCGGTACTTGAGCACCTGCTGTTCGCGGTAATTGGCGGTGTGATGTACATGCTGATTGAGATCGCATGGCGAGGCTACACGCATTGGTCTATGGGTATTCTCGGCGGTGTGTGCTTTGTTCTGGTGGGACTGTTGGACGAGGTTCAGCAGCACCCGCCGCTCATTGTGCAGATGGCACAGGGAGCAGTAATTTGCACTGTGCTTGAACTGCTGGTTGGTCTGGTGCTAAACGTCTGGCTCGGTCTGAATGTATGGGACTACTCTGGCGTGCCCGGCAACATCATGGGGCAGGTGTGCCCGCAGTTTACCATTGCGTGGGCGGCACTGTCCACGGTTGCGGTATGGGTTGAAGATCGTTTGCACAAAATCTTCGACTAACAGACAAAAACGTAGGAAATTTTACAGTATAAGCACTGGTGTTCGGTGCAGACCGGTGTGCCGGAGCTGCTGAGCGTGGAGGATAAGCGCCTGCTGGGCGTTTGACCGGACGCGCAGAGAAAGATAAAAGCGCAAAGGAGACGAAAATGGATAATGTAAACAATTTTAAGGCGGCTGTTACCGCTTGCATTGCCGTCCTTACCGCACTGTGGGGGTGGTTCGGCTGGCTTGTGGTGCTGTTTGTTGTCGCAATGGCGGCGGACTACCTGACGGGCACTGCGGCGGCAATGCAGAAAGGGAAATGGTCGAGTAAGGCGGCAAGGGACGGCATTTTTCACAAAGTCGGTTCCATCGTAGTGGTTGCAGTCGCAGGCGGCGCGGATTTGCTTATCGGTATGATTTGTGACCATCTGCCGGGCGTGACGCTTCCGTTTGAATATACGGTTCTGCTGTGCCCTCTGGTAGTAGTCTGGTACACGTTGACGGAACTCGGCTCTATCGTTGAGAACGCGGTTTCCCTCGGTGCGCCTGTTCCGGCGTGGCTGCAAAAGGCACTTTCCGCCGCAAAGGACGCGGTGGACAAAATCGGAGATGAGGAAAAATGAAAATCACTTTTAAGGGCTGTAACCCAAGCAACTACCGCAAGGGCAGAGAGTTCCCCGTGCACTGGATTGTTCTGCATTTCACCGCGAACAACGGCGATACGGCACAGAACAATGCAGATTTTTTTGCAAGAGAAAGCGGACTGCGGGCAAGCGCACATTATTTCGTTGACCCGAACGAGATTTACCAGAGCGTAAAGGACACGGACACGGCGTGGCATTGCGGAAAGGAGCGCGGCGGCAGTTACTTTAACGACTGCCGCAACGCGAACTCCATCGGCATTGAGATGTGCAGCGTTATCCGAAACGGCGTGTACGTTATCCCGGAGGAGACCATGAAGCGCGCCGCAAAGCTGACCCGTGAGTTGATGGCAAAGTACCATATTCCGGTGTCGCGCGTGTGTCGTCACTATGATGTGACGAGGAAAAATTGTCCCGAACCGTGGATTCGCAATCCTCAGTTGTGGGAGAAGTTCAAAACCATGCTGACAGAGAAAGAGGTTGAAGACATGACGGAAGCACAGACCCGCGCAATCGCAAAGCAGGAGATCAGCAAAGCGGAAAGCGCAAAGAAAGTATACAACAGCGTTGCCGAATGCCCGGCGTGGGCGAAAGACACCGTGCAGAAGTTGGTGAACAAGGGCTTTTTGCAGGGCGACGATAAGGGCAAGCTGGCACTGACGACCGACCTGCTGCGCCTGCTGGTTATCAACGACCGTGCACACCTGTACGGCTAATCTTGCGGACGAACACAAAAGATGGTATAATACTATCAGGATTGAAAAAACGCATTGTTCCTGCGCTCCCCGAAGCCTTATGAACCTACATAGGGTATAGACGTAGAGGACGTGGGACGGTGCGTTTTTATAGGGTGCGAAGCGCGAAAGTGTGTCGCACCCGATTTTTTTATACAAGGGGAAAGATATGCGGTGACACCATAACGAGGGGATACCGCATGAAATTAACGGAATTTACAAGGCCGGAGGTGGAATACTTCCGGCGTGAATGCAATTTTACACCAGAAGAGCGCGCCGTGTTTGACCTGCGAACATCGGCGCGCTCTATTACTCAGATTTGCATGACGCTGCACATGAGCGAAAGCACGGTGCATCGTCGGTTGAACAGCATCAAATGCAAAATGCTGCGCGTGCTGTGACAGCAAGTTGACAGATTTGTGACAGGTTTTCACGCCCAGCAGACCTTATACTGAAAGTATAAGGAAGTGATCGCATGAGTTACGAACAGAGACTTGAACGCATGGGGTATGACCCTGAGTGCGCTCGTCGCATTGTAGCAGTTTATCGCAACGCAGGCAATACAGATTGCTTAGAGGAGTATATATCCTACAAAGAGGCGGTAAGTAAATCCATCAGCGAACACGTTACGGAGGTGCTGGGTTAATGGCATATCCTTATGGTTACACTGGCTACACGCCGCAGTATCAACAGCAGTACCCGCAACAGCCAATGCAGACACCAATGCAACAGCAGGTGCAATCTCCACAGCATATTGTTCGACCTGTGGCAAGCGTGGAGGAAGCGCGTGCGGTACAGACGGACTTTTCCGGTGCGCTTACTATCATGCCGGACACGGCACACGGCGCGATTTACACCAAACAGCTTAATTTGCAAACCGGCTGTGCCGACTTTGTGATGTATCGCAGAGCACAGGAGCCGGAAACGAATAAACCTTCGGAAATAGATTTGTCGGATTATGTTCCGAGAACGGAATTCAACGAGCTTATCCGACGGTTTAACAAGTTATGCGAACAACTGGGAGGTGCAAACGATGGTAAATAATCCGATGATTCAGGTGTTGCAGCTTATGAGGAACGGCGGAAATCCTATGATGATGCTGAACCAAATGACCGGCAATAATCCCATGGTGAGCACCCTAATGAAATCCATGCAGGGCAAAAGCCCGGACGCGCTGCGGCAGATGGCAATGAACATTGCAAAGGAACGAGGAATCGACCTCGATCAGTTTGCACAGCAGTTCGGCATGAACATCAAGTAAACATCCATTTTCAGTTTTGACGGAATCTTGACGAAAATCCGGCGTGAATTTGTCATGTTCGGAAAGCGTACGGTTCCGATCAAATATAACTGAAAAGGAGAATATAACATGGATAACGATTTTGCAACCGGCTATGCTCTTGGCAGTGACAGCGGCAACAACTCCGGCAACGGTATGTGGGGCGGCGGCGATGGCTCTTGGATTTTTGCGTTTCTGATTATCGCGCTGATCTTCGGCGGCAACGGCTGGGGCTGGGGCAACAACGGCGGAGCAAGCGGCGCAGGCTATCAGGGCGCGGTAACGCGCAGTGACCTGTGCAGCGAGTTCAACTTTAACGACCTGTCTCGTTCGGTTCTGGGCATCCAGAACGGCCTGTGCGACGGCTTTTACGCCGTGAATAACGGCATGCTTACCGGCTTTAATACGCTCGGCAGCGCGGTTTCTAACGGCTTCCACGGTGTAGACAACGCAATTTGTCAGCTCGGCTACCAGAACGCACAGCTTATCAACGGCGTAAACCAGAACATGAACACCGGTTTTAACGGCGTTACCGCAGGTCTTACCGCACTGGGTACGCAGATGGCTTCCTGCTGCTGCGACACGCAGCGTCAGATCGAGCGCGGTTTCTGCGATACCAACTACAACGCGGCTACCAATGCGCGTGACATTATCCAGACTGCGCACAACGACACCGACCGCATTATTGCACGCATCGACCAGATGGAGAGCACCCGTCAGGCGGAGAAGATCGCGGCACTCCAGAATGAGAACCAGACGCTCAAGTTTGCGGCTTCTCAGGAGGCGCAGAACAACTACCTTGTAAACGCGTTGCGTCCGGCACCCGTTCCGGCGTTTCCCGTTCCGGCACCTTACCAGTTTTCCGGCTGCGGCTGCAACACCTGCTGCGGCATGTGAGAGATACGTTCAGCCGGGGGGCATTCCCCCGGCTTTGATAGGAGGTTTTGATTATGGCTTGCAAGCCTGTACAAAAACTGTGTCCGAACCTGCGTATCTCACAGAGCGTGACTTACGCAAGCGGCGTGCTGACGGTGAACATTCCGGCGGGAGATTACCAGAACGGCTGCGTATACGGAATCGTAATCGCTCAGAACATTCCGAGCACAACGATTATCGGCGCACCGGTAGTAATCACAATCGGCGACGGAACGGTAACGTATCCGCTGTTGAAATGCAACGGCGCACAGGCGACAGTGTTTAATCTGGACACCCGTCACAAATACCTGTGTCGTGTTGTCACTTCGTCCAGCGGCGGCAGTTTCCGAATGCTCGGTAATTCCTGCTGCTCTCATTCTGACGCGCTGCGGTCTATTAACGGCACCGCGCCGACGGCGTAAGGGGGTATCATCATGAAACGAGGAACCCGAATGCTGTTGATGCAGCACACCCGCCGAGAGAATGCTTCGCCGGAGGAATGGAGAATCCGCAAGACGTACCCCGAAGATCGCCAGCATTACGGCGTGCGGTATCGTTACAATCATATTGAGCCTTACGGTTACTATGACGAGCGTATTCACGGCGGCGAACCGGAGATGCGGAATTATCGCCGTTATTCTGACGGACGCTTTGCACCCAAAAGCAGCATGGAATATCCGGAGTATGACGAGTACCCCGATTACGAGGACGAAATGCGCCCTATTGGCTTTCGTGACGATGATGCTTACATGGGGGATACTTCTTATGTAGGCGACAAGACGCACGGTTCTGAGCGCACTATGGGCTATGCGTCCAGCACGCACACCGGGCGTATGACTAAGGACATGGCGGACGAATGGCTGCACAACATGCAGAACGCTGATGGCACGACCGGCCCGCACTGGACGTTTGAACAGTGCAAGCAGGTAATGCAGCAGCACAACTTGAATTACGACCCGGTAGAATTCTGGGTGGCAATGAACGCTGTTTACTCCGACTTTTGCAAGGTCAACGAGAAACACGGCATCCGCAACATTGATTACTATGTTGACGCTGCTTGTGCGTTCTGGCTCGAAGACAAGGACGCAGTGAAAAATAAGGAAGCGGCATACTATCGGTATGTTGTGAAGCATTGAATGAAGGGAGGGCAAATGCCCTCCCTTCATTGCGGTGTTGAAGTCCCGCGCTATCTGTGGTACAATGTATAGGTCAAGTGGGACTAAACATGGGACTAAAATTTTTGAAGTGTCAAAAGTTCAGACATACTGTGGGGTTTCGAAATTTCACCTCGTCCTTGGTAAGGATGAGGTCACCAGTTCAAATCTGGTTAGCAGCTCCATATTAAA